CTAATGCCAAAGGCACACCCGGACGTCCTTCCCGACATAGCATGCGCCTTCACGGCGAAGTTCTCCCCAATCTCCTCCCTCGCCGTGAGTGTCGCGAATATCCCCGTTCGCATAGCCTGCCCAAGAATCTCCGTCCTTGTACACGACGGCCCAGTAATCCTTGGACATTTCGCCGGCCCCACTATGCGTGTCGGGATAGTCGATGCCCGCAAATACCTGATGAGGTCCCTGGATGTTGAAATCGCCGCCCTGTTCGATTTGATAGGAGCATTTTCCGGAGATGCGGGTCTCGCCGTGAACGACCAGCAGGCAGCGGCCCCATTTGTAGCCGCTCGGCAAACGATGCTGCGCGGTGTGCGAAGGCGAAACGGAAAACGCAATTGCCAGGGCGGCCGCCATGGTTCGGCCAGTCAACAGCCGATCCGAAGAGCGATCGGACAATGTTGGATTCCGCCCAGAGCGCATGTCGAACGATCCTCCGCGGGACGATCCCCTGAGGTCATACTATTATCGACCATGGTCGGATTTCTGTCACGCGTATGTGTGCTGCTTCACGACCCGGATATGGATCGATCGAAACGCGTTGATCCGGGCTCGAGGCGTTTTAAGTCCGGCGATCCAGCCCTCCTTCGCTAAAGCTTCGGAGGGCATCCTGTTTCGCGCCAAGGATCGTGCTTATCCTGCGAAGCTCGAAGAGCGAAGCAGGATGGCGGAGAGGGAGGCTATCCCACATCCCTGTCCAACCAAGGCCTTGCATTTCCCAACCGCCTTTCGGCCCCCATTGAAATCACTGGCGTTTTTCTGCGACTTCCCAACCGGAGCGGCCTTGTCAAGGCTATCTGTCAAGGCTTTGAAAATCGCGTCAGACTGGGGCACGCCAGCGCTACGTCCCCTCGCATACGGTTTTGCCAGGGAGGACCCGCGCGGTGAGCCACAAGGCGACCATGTGGGCCATCGCACAGCGCGGCTTGCGGCCGGCTGCAAAGCTGGTGCTCTGGCATCTGTGCGACCGATATCACCCCGACAACGGGTGCTTTCCAAGCCAGGAGACGCTGGCCTACGATTGCGAGCTTTCCCGCTCGTCGCTTAATGACCAGATCGCCGCCCTCGAGGCGGCAGGCCTGATCAGACGCGAGCAGCGCCGCGATGAAGGCACGAACCGACAGCAGTCGACGCGCTACCGATTCGCCTTTGAGGACGATTTCAAAATTCCAGACGGGAATCTTGAAAACTCTTCCAGCGTGGAAGACTTTACGGCCGGGTCTGCAAATTTGCAGACCCGGGTGGAAAACATTCCAGGCGAGAATGTTTTCGACCTCGTTCCCAGCAAGAACGAGGTGGCCGAAAATGTTCCAGCTGAGAACAATATGGGGCCGTGTCCGAATTCCGGACACGGAGCCGTGTCCGAAAATCAGGCCGAGCCGTGTCCGAATTTGTCCCCGAGCCGTGTCCGAATTTCGGACACTAACCTTGTAAGGGAACCTGTAAGGGAACCTATTGAGAGAGAGCGCGCGCAAGAAGATTTCGAGAAAGCTCGTCACGCCTGGCCATCCGGGTTCGCTGACGATCGTAAGACCGCACTGGATGCATGGCTTGCCCTTACGGCCGATGAACGCTGTGAGGCGGTTGCCGAGATCGGCCGCTACGTCAACTCGTTGAAGTCGATCGGCAGAAGCCATGTGCCCAGCTTCGGCCGATACCTCGGTGACAAGAGCTGGCTGGGCCTGGGGCCGCGTGTCCAGCGAACCGAGGCAGCATGCAAGCCAATGCAGCCTGCACCGCCGGCGCCGCCCACCAAGGCCATGCTCGAGCGGCCGGACCTGTATGCTGACAGGATAGCGGCTTGGGAAGCATGGAACGCGTCATCAGGTGCAGCGGCATGACAACCAAGCGGCCTCTCCGAACGTCGGGTCCTCCCTGGCAAAACCGTATGCGGGACGGCGAAGCGCTGTCCTGCCCCAGTCTGACGCGTTTTTGCGAGCCTAAAGAGCAGGCTAAAGAGCAGCCTAAACAGCCTAAACGCCATGGCCACCGGCAGGATTTGCCGGTGGTCTCTACCGGCAAAATTTGCCGGTTGGCCAACGGAAAGGATTGAGAACCGTGGCGAAAAACACGATCGTGCAGCGGATCGCGCTCGAGGGCGGCGATGCCATCAAGGACCAGCTCAAAGCGCTCGGCGCGGCCGGCGAAAAGGCCTTCAAGGACATCCAGGCGGCGGCGGCGAAAGCCGACTTCGCCAAGTTCACCGCCAGCCTCAGCAAGCTCGGCAACCAGCTGTCGACTGTGACCAAGCGCGTTGCGCTGCTCGGCGCCGGCGTCACGGCCGCCGCCGCGGGAACCGGTGTCGCGCTGTTTGGCCTGGCGAAATCCGCCGGCGAGGTCGCCGACAATGCCGGCAAGGCGGCGCAGTCGGCCGGACTGCAGGTCGACGCCTACGGCCGGCTCGAGTTCGCCGCCAACATGGCGAACGTGTCGACCGAGGACTTCATCGGCGGCATGAGCCGGCTCAACAAGGAGGTCGCCGATGCGGCCAAATCGACGGACAAGGCAGGCGCCTCGTTCGATGCCAGCGGCGTCACGGTGACGCGATTCGGCGGCGCTACGAAGAAGGCCGCCGACGCCACCAAGCAGGCCGGCACGATCTTCGACCGGCTTGGCGTGAAGATCCGCGACGCCAACGGCAAGCTGCGCAGCAACGAGGCGATCCTGCTCGACGTTGCCGACGCCTTCGCCAGGATGCCCGACGGACTGGAGAAATCAGCCTTGTCGATCGAGTTGTTCGGCAAGGCGCTTGGCCCCAAGCTGCTGCCGTTCCTCAACCAGGCGAAGACCGGCATCCTCGACCTTGGCAGGCAGGCTGAGCAGCTCGGCACCGTCCTGACGAAGGAACAGGCCGATATCGGCGATGCGCTCGGCGACAGCCTCGACAGCCTCAGCAAGGCCGCCGCCGGCGCCAAGCTGCAGCTCGGCCTGATCTTCGCGCCCGGCATCACGGCGCTTGCCAATGGCTTCGCCGACATCATCAGCAGCAACCGCGACCTGCTAATCGATCTCGGCCAGGCCATCAATCAGAAGGTGCTCGGCGTCGTGCGCGACCTGCTCTTTGCGCTGTCCGGCAACGACGACAAGGTTCAGGGCAAATGGATTCTCCAAGTGCGCGATGCGGTCGTGCAGTTCGCCAAGGATGCCGCCGGCGCATTCAACAACATCATCCTGCCTGCGTTCAAGGCCCTGCGGGATGCAGCGCAGTTCGTCGCCGATCAGCTGAACAAGGTCTTCGGGACAGATTTTACCGGCGGGCAGCTCCTGATCGCCGCCTTCGTGCTGAGCGTTGTCGGGGGCTTCACCGCGATCGGAATCGCCATCGGTGGCGTGGTCGCCGGCTTTGGCGCGCTCATCTCCCTCATCGGCGGTATCCCGGCATTGATCGTCGGCGGCTTCCTGGCGGCCGGCGTAGCCATCGCGGTCTTCTGGACCGACATCAAAGCCGGCGCCGCCGCGACCTGGCAGTTCATCACCGACGGCGCTGCGGGCGCCTGGCAGGCCATTGTCGACGGCGCAGCGGGACTGTGGAACAGCATTGTCGGCGCCTTCCAGGAAGGTCAGCAACGGGCCGTGGATGCCTTCAACGGCGTCGTCGACGCGATCGTCAATGTCTGGAACGGCTTGATCGATCGCCTGGGTTCGATCGCGCAGCAGATCGTCGATCGGATCGCCGGGTGGTTCGGCACCTTGCCGCAGCGGATCACCTCGATCTTCAACGGCCTGGTCAGCATCGCCAGCAGCGTCCTCAATCGCATCTCGTCGCTGGTCGACAGCATTGTCTCGAAGATCCAGTCGGCGATCAACTTGGCCAAGCAACTCGTCGGCCTCGGCGGCGGGGACAGCGGCGGCGGCGGGTCGCAAGGCGGCTTCGCCGCCGGCGGCCTGATCCGAGGACCTGGCGGACCGCGCAGCGACAATCTGCTGGCTTGGTTGAGCCCAGGCGAGTTCGTGCTGCAGGCGGCGGCAGTGAAGAAGCTTGGGCTCGACGTGGTCTATGCACTCAATCAGGGCGTTCTACCGTCGTTGAAGGGCCTGCGCGGCTTCAGCCTCGGCGGCTTCGTCGACGACATCAACCGATCGATGACGATCCCGCGCTTCGCCAGTGGCGGACTCGTTAACAGCGTATCGCAGGCATCCGGATCGACGAACGGCAACGGTGCTAGGCTGCTGCTGCAGTTCAATGGCGGGACGCCGATCGACGTCGGCACCATCGGCGACATAGCTATGCAACGCCTGCAAAAAGAGGCGATCCGACACGCGCACGTCAGCACCGGCCGCGCACCAGGGCGGGGAAGCGTTCGATGACCCATTTCCCCGACTTCGATCCGGCGACGATTCCGCAACCAGGCGACCAGCACAACGCCGATGTGCGCGCCAGGCAGGCGGCTTTTCAGGAGGCCTTCGGCGACTTCCAAGGGGCCCATGTCGCCGGCTTCTGGGCCGGCCCGGCACCCAAGGGCGAATGGGTCGGCATCATCTTCGAGGTCGACGGCAAGCGGCTTAAGGTGGCCGTGCCCTTCACACTCTGGCAGCGATTCGGCAACGAATACGCGCTCGCCATGATGACGGCGGCCGAGCTGGCAGACCTCGCCTATAGCAATCCGGGCGGCAAGGCATGATCGCCTACATCGCCTTCGCCCTAGAGCGAGATAATTCACTGAGAAAAGGAAAGGAAAACGCATATGTTCGTGTTCGCTGAAAACGCACCGCCGGCCGCGCCACGCTGGAGTGTCGCCGGAAGCTGGGATACGCCTATGCCGAGCTGCTGATTCAGGCCCGCAATATTTCCGACGGCACGACCGGCAGTAGGCAGCTGCTTTGCAGCGTCGACAACGGCGCAAACTTCTTGAACGCATCTGGCGACTACGTCCTTATCTCGACCGCTGGCGTTGAAAGCAACCAGATTTCAGTCGGGATGCACGAGTCCAACAGCACCGCGGCGCGCTCGGGCAGCGTCCATATCTTCGGTTCCAATCTGAACGGCGTGCCGAAACTGTGCAGGGCTCTCAATCGCGCGGCCGGCGCCACCGACTTCCTCTTCGTCGGTTCGACGTCGCCGATCAATGCCATCCGCATCAACAATTCTGGCGGCGGCAACTTCACGGCTGGCTCTATCCGGGTGCTGGGTCGCTAAAGCGCGCCACCGGTAAAATTTGCCGGCGTAGCCCCCCAGTGAAGGGGAAGCTTGACCAAATCAGCAAATCACGGCAGCGTGCCGGGCGGAGCCTAGAAACTCCCGCGAAGGTCCTTAGCCGGGACCTTGGCAACCAGAGCGATGGCGGGGCGATCCTTGCCGGGATCATGATCGCCATCGAAACGAGCGAGCCGACTTAGCCGTCGGCGCGACCGGCACACTATGCCGGGAAGGCGACGGCTATACAAGACCCGAAAGGGAAAGGCCGTCGCGCACCGTCTCTGGCGGTGTTTCTAGCTTCCCGGCGCCAGTGCTGACCGCTGGCAACCGGCCCTAGAAAGCCGAAAATCCAGAGGAAAATCTTCACATGCCGTTCACCAAGCACGTCGATGTCGGCGGGATAACAGCTGCTTGTCCCCATGATCCCCAGAACCGCGGCCTCGATTCTCGATTGTCGTTGCCTTCGAATCCGCCGGCGGGCGGAGAGCCCGCGTCGTCGGGAGGGAGTTTTCACACAATGGAGAAGTTCATGAACACGCACGTTTCCCGCCGCTCGATCTTCGGAGCCTCGGCCAGCTTGGCGGCAATGGCCATGCCTCCTGTTGCGGCAGCCCAGACCGCTCCAACGGTGGATGTGGCGATGGCCGTCAGCCCCGAACTGCTGCGGCTCAAGGCTGCCTATGACGACGAGAACCGTAAGTGGAAGCCCTTCGGGGACAGGTTGGCCGAGGCCGAAACACGGTACTTTGACAGCAAGCCGCCGAAGCCCGAATGGCTCTCTCCGCCGCGGCTGACCAATGAGGAAATTGTGAAGATGCTCGAGGCTCGCCTGAAGGGCGGCGACAATGCTGATTATCCTCGGAAAGCAGAGATCGAGGCGACCACTCGCGAAAACAAGGCGCGAGAAGAGGCCTGGCGGCAGGCGTGCGACAGGGCTCAACGCACAAGCGGTCTCGATAAAGCGCTGCGGGCCGAAAAACGACTGAGCGGCCGGCGGCACCGGGCCGGCGAGAAAGTGATGTGCTTCCCGGCTAGATCGCTTCAGGACATGGAGCTGAAGCTGCGGGTGCAGCGCGAATTTTTCTACAACGATTTCCAGCACGTGTTGGCAAAGGACATCCGCCGACTGGCTAAGGCGCAGCGCGCGCTTCAGGTCGCACAGGCGTGCTGCAAACAAGGTTGATTTTATGACGAAAAAACGGATGGCGCGGCTTGTCCGCGCCATCTGTTATCCACAGAGACAGGCGGCAACCGTTGACGAAAAGTCAGAGGTGTGGGACAAAGCACTGACAAAACCTCAGGAGTGTCCCCGGTGGCTGCGAAACTTTCTGCCCTCTGCGCGATCAAGATGTGGTCGAAGACGCGCATCGAGAAATGGATCTCCGAAGGCCATTTTCGGATGCTGGAGCGTCCGGAGATCGGCAAGGCTCGCTTGTGGGAAAAGCATGACATCATGCGCCTGCTCGTGTTCATGCGCCTCGTCGACGGCGGTTGCCGCCCAGAGGTCGGCCGCGCAATCGGCGGGCTTACTTTGTACCATGAACCGGCTTTTCTGATCATCACCGCGTTCGATCGCGACATTCAGGGGACGCGGTCGGCCGAAGAGCTTGAAGCTCTCAGCGTGAGCGATGATTCGTGGGATCGAGTCCATGCCCGCAGAGGCAATGCCGCCCGCCACCTTGCTCACGTTGAGCCGAAACCGAAGCTACTCGATGCCTTGTTGGACACCGATGAGCATGTCGATATCCTCTGGAAGCTCGTGATCAATCTCGACGATGTCGAGGCTGAGTGTGACGATCTCCAGGGTCGCGCCGAAAAGTGGCGCGGTGCTGCGGAGAGTGCCGACTGATGGCCGGCCTGCTCGATCGCGCCAAGGCGGCCTACCATGCCTTGCGAGGCCTCGAGGCGGCGGCGCCGACGCGCCGCTGGCGCGACACGCCGCAGCCGCGCGCCGAGGCCAGCTACGTCTCGGCCGGCGCCAGCGTCGTCGCCGCCCGCGCGCAGAACTATGTCATGAACAACGCAACCGGCGCCCGCATCGCCCAGGCGCTGCCCGACCAGCTGGTCGGCACCGGCATCGTGCCGCGTGCCGGCCATCCGGTCGAGACGGTGCGCAAGATGCTGGCGCGCGGCTTCTCGCTGTGGGCCGACCAGGCCGACGCCGATGGCCGCTGCGATTTCTTCGGCATCCAGCTTGGCCTGGTGCGCGACATGGTGGTGCTCGGCGAAGGCCTCGGCGTCTGGATGGCGGATGCCATGACCGGCGCGCCGCAGATGCGTCGCCTGCATCCCGAGCAACTCGACCGCTCCAAGAGCGATGGCCGGCTGATCAACGATGGCGTCGAGTTCGACGCGTTCGGCCGCATCGTCGCCTATTGGATCAGGCGAGCCGGTCCGAACCTCGATGCGCTGAGCGCCGCAGCACTGGCGCCGGAGCGCTGGCCCGCCGCCGACGTCGTGCACATCTTTCGCCCGCTGTTTCCCGGCCAGATTCGCGGCCTGTCCTGGTTGACGCCCGTGCTGGTGCCGGCCAACACGCTTGTCCAGCTGATCGATGCGATGATCGAGCGCTGCCGCGTCAGCGCCTTGCATGTCGGCTTCATCGTCGCTCCCGACGGCGAACCGGTCTATGAGGGCGAGACCTACAATGGGACGACCGACGTGGCGATGGAGCCGGGCGCGATGGTCGATATCCCGCCGGGCACCGACGTGCGTTTCAGCGAGCCGCCCGACGCCGGCAACGTGCCCGAGTTCGTGGCGTCGATCCTGCGCATGATCGCCGCCGGCGTCGGCATGGCCGCCGAGCAGTTGAGCGGCGACTACAGCCAAGTCAACTATTCCAGCGCCCGCGCGGCGCTGCTGGAGTTCCGCCGCTTCGCGCAGACGATCCAGCACCAAGTCATCGTCTTCCAGCTCTGCCGCCCTGCCTGGCGCCGCTTTCTGCTCTGGCAGGTGCTTTCGGGCCGGATCTCGGCGACGGCCTTCCGCACCGCCGAGGCCGATTTCATGGCGGTTAAATGGCTGCCGCCGAAATGGGATTGGGTCGATCCGTTGAAGGACAGCGAGGCGGCGGTGCTTCAGATCAACAACCGCCTGGTCAGCCGCGCCCAGGTCGTCGCCGAGCAGGGCTACGACATCGAGGAGCTCGACGCCGAGATCGCCGCCGACCAGGCGCGCATGAAGCGCCTTGGCATCGAGCCGGTGGTGTTGCCCGCCGCGCCAGCGCCGAGCCCGGAGCCCGCGCCATGACCATTCACCATCGCGATTTCCGCCCGCGCTCCATCGACGAGGCCGCCCGCACCGTCGAGCTGGTGGCGTCTACCGGCGCCGCCGTGCCGCGCATGGATATGGCCGGTTCCTTTGCCGAGGTCCTGACGGTTTCAGCCGCGGCGGTCGACCTCTCCCGCATCGCCACCATGCCTCTGCTCGACAGCCACCGGCAGGACGGTTTGGAGCGTCAGCTCGGCGTCGTGCGCTCGGCCCGGATCGTTGCCGGCGAGCTGATCGTCACCGTCGAGTTCTCCCAGCGTGCCGAAGCCATCTGGCAGGACGTGAAGGCGGGCATCATCGCCAACGCGTCCGTCGCTTATGGCGTGATCGACTTTGTTGACAGCATCGACGCGGCCGGCCGGCGCACGCGCACCATCACCCGGTGGCAGCCCCGCGAAATCTCCCTAGTCCCTGTCGGCGCGGATGCCGGCGCAACAACACGAGGTAATGAAATGCCCGATCCCGTCATTGTTCCCGCACCGGCTCCCGCACCCGCACCGGCTCCCGTCGTCGTGCCGCCGGCACCCGTCGTCACGCGCGCCGCCGTCAACCAGGAGATCCGCGCGCTGGCGGCGACGTTCAACCTCGGCGCGGAGTTCGCCGACGGCCTGATCGATAGCGAGGCGACGATCGTCGAGGCGCGCGCCGCCGCCGCCGAACGCGTGCAGCAGCAGCAGACCCGCATTGCGCCGCGCGCCTTCATCGTCAACAGCAATGATGCCTCGCCGGAGCAGATCGCCGAGCGCATGGGCGAGGCGCTCTACCTGCGCGCCAATCCGCGTCATCAGCTTTCCGAGCAGGCGCGCCCGTTCGTCGGCCTCACCACGCTCGACATGGCGCGCGAGATGATGCGCCTGCGCGGTGTTGCCACCAGCGGCCTTTCGCCGGCCGAGACCATCACCCGGGCGCTGCAGACCACGTCCGACTTCCCGCTGATTTTCGCCGACACGGCGAACCGGTCGCTGCGCACCGCCTACCAGGCCGCCCCGGCGACGCTGAAGCGTGTGGCCAGGCAGACGACGGCAAGGGATTTTCGCGCCAAGACCATGGTGCAACTCGGCGAGGCGCCGACGCTGGAGAAAGTCAACGAGCACGGCGAATTTAAATACGGCACCATGGCCGAGGCCGGAGAAAGCTACAAGATCGACAGTTTCGGCAAGATCGTCGGCCTGTCGCGCAAGGCGATTGTCAATGATGACCTCGGCGCATTCACCGACCTGGCATCGAAGATGGGCGCCGCGGCTGCCGACTTCGAAGCGCAGTTCCTGGTCGACCTGCTGGAATCCGGTGCCGGTCTCGGGCCATTGATGGCCGACACCAAGCGCCTGTTCCATGTCGACCATGGTAACCTTGCCGCGACCCCGGTCGCGTTTACCGAAGATAACCCGCCTCAGTTCTACGGGCTCGACGCGGCGCGGCTGGCCATGCGCAAGCAGACGGGGCTTTCCGGCCGCCGGATCAACGTCGCGCCGAAGTTCTTGCTGGTGCCGCCGGAAGCCGAGACCGTTGCCGAAAAGGCGCTCGCTACCATCCAGGCGGCATCGGTCGCCGACGTCAATCCGTTCGGCGGCAAGCTCGAGCTTCTGGTCGAGGCGCGTATGTCCGATTCGAAGCGCTGGTATGTTGTTGCTGACCCAGCGACGGCCGAAGGGTTGGAATTTGCCTACCTTCAAGGCGCCGAAGGCCCGCAGACCGCGACGCGCGCGGGCTTTGAGGTCGACGGCGTCGAGGTCAAGGTAAGCCTCGATTTCGGGGCGGCGTTCCTCGACTATCGCTCTTGGTACATGAACCCGGGCGACTGATCGTCATGGCCACGCTGCAGGAACTCCAGACGAGGCTCGACGCGCTGCGCAAGGTGCGCGGCACCGGCGTGCGCACTGTTCGCCACGGCGAGACCTCGACCGAGTTCCGACCGGATCCTGAGTTGGCGGCGGCGATCTCTGACCTTGAACGGCAGATCGCCGCCCTGACCAGGCCACGGGTGCGCACCTACTACTTCAAATAGAAGGATCGACCGAAATGAAGAACTATGTACAGGCCGGCAATGTCATCACCGCCACCGCGCCGGCCGGCGGCGTGACCTCGGGCGGCGGCGTGCAGTTCGATGCCCTGTTCGGCGTTGCCGCGACCGATGCCGACGAGGGCGACGATTTCGAGATGGCCTGCGCCGGCGTCTTCGACCTGCCGAAAGCGGCGGTCAGCGTCACCTATGGTGCCAAGATCTATTGGGACGACGACGCCAAGGTGGTGACCACCGACGACGGCGGCACCAGCCAGGACAATCTGAATATCGGCACCGCGCTCGCCGCCGCCAGCGGCGGCACTGCCACGGCGCGCGTGCGCCTGCGTATCTAGGGCGGGGGTGAGCATGGGGCGCGCCGCGTCCTGATAGAGGTCGTCCGTCCCCGCCAGCCCCGAAGGCTTCGAAAAATGCGGACGGCTTCATCGGCACGAGGTGGGTTTGGATGGACCCGCCGCACCGCCTCGCCGGGGGCTCTCCTTCCCCTTGCCATCGGTGTGCTGCGCACGGCCTGCCAAGGCCGTGCGCGAAATCCTTCAAAACAAAAGAGATTGAGATGTCACGCCGCTCCGCCTCGTTCATGCAGTCCGATGTCAGCCGCGCCGTCAATGGCGCGCGCGCTGCAGGGCTGATTGTGGCCGAGGTGTTTGCCAACAAGGACGGCGTGCGCATTATTACCGTCGATGGCGCAAAGCGCGGCGGCCCCGCCACGCCGGCCGCCAATCCGTGGGACGAGGTCCTGGACGATGGCAAGGCGCAATAGGCACGGCCTCCCCAAGCATGTCAGCCCGGCGCCCGATCGCCACGGCAAGACGCGCCTGCGCTTCCGCAAGGGCCTGTTCTCGACCTATCTGAAAGCGCCAATCGACACCGACGAGTTTTGGGAAGAATACCGAGCCGCGCTCGCCGGTGTGCGCGAAGCAGCAAGCCGCATAGGCGCCGGCCGGCATAAGCCTGGCTCGCTCGCCGCCCTGGTGCTGGCTTTCTATCGCGCGCCCGAGTTCCTCGGGCTGAGCGAGGCCACCCGGGCGACCTATCGCGGGATCCTCGACCGATTCGCCCGAGGCCATGGCGACAAGCCTGTGCGCGGCCTCGAGAGGCAACACATCAAGGCGATTATCGGCAGGATGGCCGATCGCCCCCACGCGGCTAACAACCTCTTGCGGCTGCTGCGGCTGCTCCTCGACTTCGCGGTCGACGACGAGCAGATCCGCGCCAATCCGGCGCGCGGCGTGAAGGGCTTCAAGGTAAAGTCCGAGGGCTTCGCCACATGGTCTGAAGCCGATATTGCCGCCTATGAGGCCAAGCATCCGATCGGCACCAAGCCGCGCCTGGCGATGGCGCTGCTGCTCTACACCGGCCAGCGCCGCGGCGATGTGGTGCGCATGGGCTGGCAGCATGTTACCGGCGATCGCATCACCTTGCGGCAGAACAAGACCGGCGAGGCGCTTTCGCTGAAGATGCACCCGGCATTGGTCGAGGCGATCGCGCACACAGCCAAGAGCAACCTCACCTTCATCGTGACGGAGTACGGCGCGCCCTTCAGCGCCGCCGGCTTCGGTAACTGGTTCCGTGAGCAGTGCGATGATGCAGGCCTTCCTGGCCGATCGGCGCATGGCCTGCGCAAGGCGGCCGCGCGTCGCCTCGCCGACGCTGGCAACAGCACCAAACGCATCCAGGCGGTTACCGGCCACCGGACCCTGAAAGAGGTCGAGCGCTACACCCGCGCGGCCGACCAGGTGAGCCTCGCTGATGCGGCAATCGACACCATGCCCGACCGATCAGACCGGGAACAGAATTTTCCCAACCTCGATGAAAGGTTGGACAAAAGCGGCGCTAAAGGATTGAAATGA